AACGTTCACCCCGCCTTTTTTTTAATTTGCGGTGGACGCGATCTCGATCTCTCGAGCTGTTCGACAAAGGCGAGCACGGCGGCCTCGATGGCGCCGCGGTCTTTGGTCGACAGATTGTCGAACCTGGAGCGCTCGAATTTGAAGGGCCAGCCGGATTGGACGGGTTGATCAGGTGCAGTCATATCTTCCGGCGATCCCTTGCCGGCCTCCAGATAATGAACATTGACCCGAAGCACCGCGGCAATGACGTGCAGCTTTTTGGTACTCTTCGAATCCCCACGCTCTAAATCGTAAATCGTTGACGGCCGTAATCCAACCCGTTCGGCAAGGTGCTCGACGGTCATTTTGCGCCGCTCGCGCCATTCTTTTACCCGATCCCCGATCGTCACGCGGATATTAAAACGGATTTCCGTAACGGAATGCCGTTGTGTATTTATTACGGAATGTCGTAAAGTACGCGCCATGGACACATGGGCATCGCGAATTCGGGACCTGCAATCGAAAGGATGGACGTTGAGCGACATCGCGAAGGAGGTCGGGCTTTCAATCTCCTCACTTGGGGATATCGCCACTAAACGGACCGTATCGCCCAGGGGTAATGCAGCACTTAAGTTATACGAGCTGCACAAATCAGCGCCCAAGCGTTCTAAAACCAAACCCGTCGCCGCTGTCTAGCGGAATCCACGCCGCCATGATCCCGGGATACCTCGTACTTTTCGAGACGACATATTCCCATCGGGCCTTTCCATAATGGCACTCGACCGCAAGGACATCCGCGCGAAGCTCGATCCCGAGTGGCATGAGGCGCTGGTGAAAATTTGCGCTCGCGACGGGATTGATGTCGGTGAATTTATCGAGCGCGAGATCGAGCGCGTCCTCTCTGAACGTATTCATGGCTGGATCCTGGATTCCCAAGTGATCGAGGGTTTGGGAATAACGGGGAAACTACGGGACAAATCGGGATTTTCAGGGAAGGGCAGGCGATGACTCCGGCGCTGCCTGCCGAGCTCGAGGACACGGTGCGCCGCGAGGCGTTGAGGCGCTATCTCAAGGGTGGCGAGGAGCAGGCGCTCGACTTGCTGGCTGTCGCCCGGGCGATGGCGGAGCCGGCGGGGCGTGGATCGAATATTCAAAATAGCAGGGGCCGCTGATGGCGGCCAAGCGCGCAACCATTTCGAAGACCACCCGCTTCGAGGTTTTCAAGCGCGATAAATTCACCTGCCAGTATTGCGGCCGACAGGCGCCCGATGTGCTTCTGGTGGTCGATCACATCAATCCGGTGAGTAAGGGCGGCGAAAACACCCTACTGAACTACGCGACCTCCTGTGAGGCATGTAATGCGGGGAAAGGCGCCCGCGCATTGTCTGACGAGTCGATCGTCGTTAAGCAACGGGCCGAGGTTGCGCGCCTGGCTGAGCGCCGTGAGCAAGTGGAGATGATGCTGGAATGGCATAAGACACTCGCCGCGTCATCAGCCGTTGAGCTTGATTCGTTCGTTAATTATTGGGCGAGCCTCGCAAAACCCTTCGGGCCCAATGCGACTGGTTACGACCTGGCCCGAAAGTGGCTCCGACAATTCACGCTGCTAGATCTGCTCGGCGCTGCCGATGTTTCCGCTGGCCAGTACTTGCAGCGAGACGAGAGCGGCGATCCAACAATCGACAGCGTCAATGTGGCGTATCGAAAGATTCCGGGCGTTGCTCGGTTGCTGAAGCTGCCGGCAGCGGAGCGTGATCTGTATTACGTGCGCGGGATTCTCAAAAACCGCTTCACTATGAACTACGAGGAGCAGGCGATCGTACTGGCAATTTTGACCTCGGCCATGGACGTCGGTATCGGCATTAATGACCTCAAGCAATACGCTAGATCCGCCCGCACGAAGTACGACTGGCAAGCGGACATGGAGGCGCTAATCGAGCGGATGAACAAAGATGCGCGCGCGTAACATCAAGCCCTCCACCTTCACGAATGATCTGCTCGCGTTCGCAGCTCCGATTCACACAGTTATCTTCGCCGGACTGTGGTGCATTGCGGATCGACGCGGAGTGCTTTTGGATTCGCCCTCTGGCATCCATATCCTCATCAATCCAGGTCGCAGCGCCTCGTCAACCCGGAACTCACTGTCTTGGCTAGAAGAACACGGTTTCATTATCCGATACCAATCTGGAAACTTAAAGCTAATCAAGATATTGAAGTTCACCAAGCATCAAAATCCGCATAAGGATGAGAAGGCTTCGGAACTCCCGGAACCCAGTGCCAGCACGGTGCCAGCACCTAAGCCAGCACGAGGCTCGAATGGTGGCGGCACAGTGCCAGACCGGGAAAATCCGGAACCGACCGGGCTGATTCCCTCTTCTCTGATTCCTGATTGCTCTCTCCGAGATTCAGAAGGCGAAAAACGCGATTTCGGAAAGACATCGATTCTGGAACTGCAAGCCAAGGCCAGGGCGCTCGGCTTTCGACCTATTGGCCGAACCGAGTCGCCAAAAACCTACGCAGCCGAGTTGAAGGCGTTTGAGAACTTCGTGCCATCGGAACTCTCCGAACGGATGGCGAAAAAATGAGCCAGGCCTCCCTCGACTTCAAGCACTTCGACGTCGAGATGTATTTCGCGCGCCGCTTAGGCGAGCACGGCAAGCGCATCTTCACCGGCGTCTCGGATCCCACGGTCACGAAGGATCGCATTCGCCAGGCCATCATCGACGCGCGCCTGGACTGCACCATCATCGGCCGCGCGCCGAATGGCAAGCCAGAGACGTACTCACAAAGTTTCGCGCGGTTCTACGGCGAGCCGCTGGTTCCATCACAACGCAAGGGGAAATAGCCATGTCGTATTCGTTCAGTGCCCAGGCCGCGACCAAAGCGGAATTGAAAACAAAAGTCGCCGAGCAGATCGCAGTCGTCGTCGCAGCGCAGCCCGTACACGCGGCCGATCAATCACAGGCGCAAGCCGCAGCCGATGCGTTCATCGACCTGCTTGCTGACGATGATGCCAAAGACGTTTCCGTGTCGGTCTCGGGATCGCTGTGGAGCACTGATACCGGCATGCAGCAGGCAAACGTGAGCGTCACAGCGAATATCATTCCGCGAAAATAATTTACCAACCGAAGGGGAAACGATCATGCTGAAACTGCCTCGCAAGCCTTGCACCCTCTCCGCGCACATCAACGCGCGCACACAAAAAAACGGCGAAGAACACGTGCCGTTCATGGATTTCAAACTTGCGATGCTGCTCACCGCAAAGCAAACCGCATCGCTCACCGGCGAATCGCATATCGCGGAAGCGTGGTTTAAAACCGAAGGCGGCGAGCTCTCAGATCCCTTGCTCAAGGATTGGGCGCCATACCGGATGAAATGCAAATTCAAAGATTCGCTCTGCGTGCTCGTCGTGGGCGTGAACGCGAAGGAGATCGATCTCGGCAACGTCACGATCAAGGGCTGCACGTTCGAGCCTGTCGATCGCGGCTCAACGCAGCTCACCTGCACGGTACAAGCAGCGATCACAACGAAGACCAACGAAACATTTTTGTGGATGGGCCACGAGATCGACGCGAAGCTGCAGTTCGGCGAGGTGGAGCTCGAGGATGCGCAGGAGAAGCTCGAGCTCGAAGGCGGCGGCGAAGATGACGATGATGATTCCGAGGATGATGCGCCGGCGAAGAATCCGCCGAAGACCGACGGCAACGAAGCGACGCTGAACTGACATGATCGATGCGCTCACTGCCGCCGTTGCATCCGCGCCCATCAAGCGAAAATCGAAGGGCACGAGCCCGACGCAACGCTCGCTCAAGCACTGGCGCGATCTCGGGTATCTGTGCGCAGTGGTAGAGCATTTCAATCCACACGTTCGCATTCGTCAGGATTTGTACGGCTTCATCGATATCCTCGCAATCAAAGGCGAGGACATCGTCGGCGTACAGGCGACTGGCGGTGATGGCGGCAACGTCGCGGCGCGCGTCGCCAAGATTGTTGAGCATGAGAACTATCCGCTGGTCATCAAGGCAATGCGAATCGTGGTGCACGGATGGCGCAAGAACGCAGCTGGTCGCTGGACGCTGCGCGAAATTGAATTGTGAGTTATGTCTGCGACCGTACACAACGTTGGGAGATGCAATCGTGAAAGAAGGCGACAGAGCTCGATCGAAAAGTACGCAATTCACCGGAATCATCGCAGGGATGCAAACGCGCGTCGTTGACCACAAGCCGCTGATCGAGCGCGTGCTCATCAAGGCAGCGCCTGGATCGCGCATGTGGGTGAACGCGGACGATGTCGAAGTCATCGAAACAACTGAGGTGCAATCATGAGTTTAAGTTTCCTCGTGTTGATCGTCGCGTGCATCCTGGCCGGCATTGGCGTCTGGACGCATGCCAGACCCTCGCCGGCGCCATCGTGGTACGGTTATTTTTTCCCAGTCTCGTGGTTTCTGTTTTTGCTGTTCCTGTGTATCACGCACGGCGGCGGAATTAACTGGCATGGCTAACGCTGAGCACGACGATGATGCGAATCCGGTGGGCTTGGCGCTCATCGTCGCGCTCATCATCGCGATCGTGCTTGTCGCTATGTTCAGCTATTCGCGGCTCGCGCAATGAAAGCGTCGCCGACTGGAAAGCGGTTGGCTGGGCCGATTCTGCCCAGCAATTTGCCGCGTTTGCGAAAAGCGCCAGTCAAGACGCGCAACCATCGTCGGTGGCTCATTTCGCTGTCGTGGATCGTGACCTTGAGTTTGATGACGACATGAGCGCTAATCGATATAGCTGGTTCGAACGAATCACGCTGACAGTACTGATCCTCATCATCGTGGGCCTGGGCTATGTGAGCTTGTTCATGATGGGTGCACCATGAAGATCGACATTAAAGTCGACACGTCGCTCCTCGACAAAAACGCGAAACGGTACGCTAAGAATCTCGCATTCTCGACGGCGCAGGCGTTGAACGATGCGGCGAAGGAAGCGCAAAAGCGGATTCGCGATGGTTTGCGGCAACGTTTCCATGTGCGCAAGGCGCAATTTCTCGACCGCTCAATTAAGATATTCGCGTTTGCCAACGTCAATGCCAATCGTCCGTATGCGGAGATCGGCGTCGACAACAAGCCGCGGTTTCTATTGTCGATCTTCGAAGAGGGCGGCGCGCGATTGCCGTTCATTGGTAAGAACGTCGCTGTGCCAATCACTGGACAGGCCGCGCGACCGAGCATCAATGATTCGGTGCGCCCGGATCTGTATTTCACGGCGTTGAATTTCCGCAAATCGAGAACCACGATAACTGCACGCGGTCGCGAAGTACTGAAGGCACGGCGTGCGGCGGGCAATCGTAAACGCAAGCTCTCAGGCGATTACCTCATCTGGCGCGGCAATCAGCGTACGTTCATTTTGCCGCAGACACGCCGAGCGCCGATCGGTGGCGTATTCCAGCGCGTTGGTCCAGGCAAAGACGATATCCGCATGATCTACTCGTTTAAGTCGAACGTGCGATTGCGCGCAGCACTCGACTTCGTGAGCACGAGCCAGCGGTCGTTTAACGATGTGTTCCAGGAATCGTTCTATCGCCGATTTTATCGCTTGAATGCCTAGAATCCTCACGCCAGAACAAAGAGCGCGTCGAAACGAGCGTCGGCGCGCGCGTAAAGAACGCAGCAAGCCGGAGACCACAGAACAACGGCGCGCGCGAAAGCAGCGTCGGATACAGCGCCTATATAACGGCGATTGGGGGAAAGCATCCCGCGAGCGGCGCAAGCGAGAATGCGAGATCTCAGGGCGACCGTATATGCCGCGAGGCACGCTGGACGAGATAGCGAAGCGCGTTGAGATCAAGCGTCTAATCAAACTGCTGCGACGCCGTGTGCGTGCAATCGAACGCGAGGAATGGCTGCAGCATCGCTTAAGTGAGGCGGAAGTGCGGCGTCGACGTGAGCATGTGGCTAATCGGCACCGACATCGTTACAGCATCGATCCACGGTACGCGATCTATCATCGCGTCAAGCGCAACATCCACAAACACTTACGCGATGGTAAGGCATCACGCAATTGGGCCATCGCGTTGGGCTGGACAATGGATCAACTCAAGGCGCATCTCGAACGCCAGTTCGTGCGCGGCATGGGCTGGCACAACAGAGGCGCTTGGCACATCGACCATATTCGTCCTGCCTCATCGTTCACGTTCACGTGCGTTGATGACCCACAGTTCCGTGAGTGCTATGCACTGAGCAACCTGCGTCCTCTGTGGGGACCAGACAATATGAAGAAGCTCGATAAGCGCCTGTATTTGCTGTGAGATCTGTTCGCTATAAAGCGCCAAGGTACTTCCGCGACTTGAAAACCGCTGAGGGTCACGGCGTGCGCAGTTATTCGCTAGATTTGTAAATTTCAAAGAGGTTGCGATGACGAAAAGGCGTCTGGTGTCGATGCGCGAGTACGCACGGCGCCGCGGCGTGACGACAGAAGCGGTTTCGAAGGCCGTAAAGACGGCAAGAATCTCGCTCGTTGGTAAAAAGGTCGACGTCGCGGCCGCGGATCGGGACTGGGCAGCCAACACGCAGCCCGGGCAGATGGCAGCCAAACGGACCCGCAAGGCACCCAAGAAGGGGGCAAAGCGTAGCCAGGCTGCGCCGAAGGAGGGTCAACCGGCAGGCGATTCGACGGTCAACAATTACGCGACCGCACGCGCTCGGCGCGAGGATTACCTTGCACGCATGGCCGAGGTCGATTTCGAGGAGCGAGCCGGCAAATTGGTGGATGCGAATGAGATGAAGGCGGCGTGGCTGAAGCTCATCACGGAAGCGAAAACCCGGCTGCTATCGGTCCCGATCAAATGCAAATCGAGGATCCCTGGGCTATCTGCCTTGGACGTGTCGATCATTGAGAACGTGATCAGGGATGAGCTCGAGGAGCTGGTTGGATGATCACCGTAGAATCGATCATGGCGGATCTGCGCCAGGCGTTCCGTCCGCCGCGGCGCATGTTGCTGTCCGAGTGGGCCCGCGAGAACGCGTACCTGTCCTCGGAGTCGAGCGCGGAGGCCGGGCGCTGGCAGGTCATTCCGTACCAGACCGGCATTATGGATGCGTTTGTCGATCCAGCGATCGAGCAGATCACGGTGATGAAGTCCGCGCGCGTGGGCTTCACCAAAATTATTAACAACGCGATCGGCTACCACATCCACCACGACCCCTGTCCGATGATGGTCGTGCAGCCGACGGTCGAGGACGCGGAAGGCTACAGCAAGGAGGAAATCGCGCCGATGTTTAGGGACACGCCCTGCCTTCGCGGCCTGGTCGAATCATCCAAGACCAAGGACAGCAGCAACACGATTTTGCAGAAGTCGTTCCCCGGCGGGACATTGAGTTTTGTCGGCGCCAATAGCGGCCGCGGCTTCCGGCGCGTCTCGCGACGTATCGTGTTTTTTGATGAGGTGGATGGTTACCCGATCAGCATCGGCGCAGAGGGCGATCCGATCAAGCTCGGCATTCGTCGCACGGAGTATTACTGGAATCGCAAAATCGTCGCCGGCTCCACGCCCACCATCAAGGATCTCTCCAAGATCGAGAGCCTGTATCTGCAAAGCGATCAGCGCCGCCACTTCGTGCCGTGCCCGCACTGCGGCGAGTTTCAATACCTGAAATTCGGCGGCCGCGAGAAGCCATTTGGATTGAAATGGCCGGAGGGCAAACCGCTCGAGGCATTCTACGTGTGCGAGAACGGCTGTCGCATCGAGCACACCGAGAAGCGGGCGATGATCGAGCGCGGCGAGTGGCGGCCGACGGCAGTCGGTGCTCCGCGCCACGCCGGCTTCCATATTTGGGCTGGCTATAGTTACAGTCCCAACGCCACATGGGGAAACATTGCGTCTGAGTTCTTAGCCTCGGTCCGCGACACCGAGGCCTTGAAGACTTTCGTCAATACCGTGCTCGGCGAAACGTGGGAGGAGAAAAGCGACGCTTTCGATGCCGGCAACTTGAAGGCCCGGCTCGAGGATTACCCGGCGGAGGTCCCGCACGGTGTCGGCCTCCTGGTCGGTGCGGTCGACGTCCAGGGCGATCGCCTGGAGTGGGTCGTCAAGGGCTACGGCGATCACGAGGAGTCGTGGCTGATCGCGAGCGGCCAGGTGTATGGGGATCCGGCGAAGGAGCAGACGTGGCTCGATCTCGATAAGGATTTGAAGGGCGTATGGACGCACGAGAGCGGCCGCAAAATGTCGATGCGCGCGATCGCGGTCGACTCCGGAGGCCTGCACACCGATCACGTCTACAAATTTTGCAAGCCGCGCGAGGACCGCACCGTCGAGGGCCTCTCGCAGCACGTGTATGCGATCAAGGGTGTGGGCGGCGCGGGACGCGAGATGATTTCGAAACCCACCAAAAATAATCGGTACAAGTGCAAGCTCTGGCCGCTGGGCGTCGACACGATCAAGGATACGATTTTCGCGCGCCTGCATCTAGCAACCCCAGGGCCCGGCTACATTCACCTGCCGAGCTGGGCTGACGATGAGTACCTCGAGCAGCTGACTGCCGAAAAGGCCGTCAAGCGCTACAAAAAAGGCGTGGGAACGGTGCGCGAGTACATCAAGATCCGTGAGCGCAACGAGGGACTCGACCTCGAGGTCTATGCGCTCGCCGCGCTGCTATCCCTGGGCCGGGCGACCGTGCAGCGCTTGGCGATCTATGCGGCCGAGATTTCCGTGCCGCTACAGGTCGGACCGCCGAAGCCGCCGGCGCCGGTCGTGGCAAATCCTCTCGTACAGTTACCGCGACCGGGATCGCACCTCAAGGGGTACGGGAAGGGGTGGGTGAATTCGTGGAAGAAGTGAGGAGGAATCGCCAATGGTTGAGACCAATGCTGAACTGCTAAAAGAGCGCGAGGCGGAAACCTGTGCGGGTTGCCGTTTTTATGGAAGCGAAACCGACCTGAGTGGCTATTGCCGCCGCTATCCGCCTTCCTCGCAATTAATCGATGGCGAGGTCCTCATCGCATTCGCGTACACGCGTCCTGACGTTTGGTGCGGCGAGTGGAAGAACGGCTGAAAGACTGCCTACCAATATCCCGCTGGGTAGGCGCAGCGTGGCGGGAGCGCGGCCTTGGATTCCGCGCACCCTGGATCAGTTCGCCGTCGCGCCAGCGGACGGCTTCTTGCCACTGGCCTCTCGGGCCGCGGGTGCTGGCGGATCTAATTGCTGCCCTGCTTTGCCCGTCACGCGCTTGCCCTCGACGTCGATGAGTTCGAGCTC